GTAATAAAGGTATTAAGAAGTCTTTATTACATTAATATTAAACAGCAACACCGAGAGTTTACACTCTGTCAAGCCGTAAGTCAAGCGTATTTAAGGTAATAGTGAATATATTTTAATACAAAGCTTGACACGGCATCAAATATAGATTATTATATTGTTAACTGAACAATAGAGGTGATATGTCCAACAAACCCAAAAAACACTATGTAAATAACCCTGATTTTCTTGCCTCATTGGTTGATTACCATAAAAGATGCGAATTAGCTAGGAGTAAAGAGGAGGAAGAACCTCCCATACCTGAGTATATCGGCGAATGTTTTCTCAAAATTGCAGAACATCTATCAAGAAAACCAAACTTCATTTCTTATTCTTTCCGAGATGAAATGATTTGTGATGGTATTGAAAACTGCATCATGTATTTTCGGAATTTTGATCCCAGCAAATCCAGTAATCCTTTTGCCTATTTCACACAGATAATTTATTTTGCTTTTCTGCGTAGAATTACCCGTGAAAAGAAACAGTTGTATGTGAAGTATAAGGCAACTCAACAATTCGGTATTCTGGATGAAGGTGAGATGTATGAAGATGAGAATGGTAACATGAGACAATTTGAAATGTACGACAACATCTCCGAATTTATTTTCAACTTTGAAGAAACCAAGAAAGCAAAAAAGAAAAGTAAAACCAAAGGCCTTGAGAACTTCATCGAGGTCGTAGAAGATAAGATTGACGAAGAATAGAGGTATTACATAATGAAGATTGCTCTGATCAATGACACTCATGCGGGAGCGAGAGGTGACAATCCTATTTTCAACGAGTTCTTTTTTAAGTTTTGGGAAAGCACATTCTTTCCTTATTTGAAAGAACATAACATTAAACATATATGCCACTTGGGTGATGTAGTTGATAGACGTAAATTTATCAACTTTGTCACTTTGAATTCTTGGCGCAAAAGATTCTTTGATCGATTATTGGAAGAAGGTATCACAATGGATGTGATTGTAGGTAATCATGATGTGTTCTACCGCAACACGAATGAGATTAATGCGATGAATGAATTGTTCGCCGGATATTCAAACATAAAGATTCTTGTTGAAGCTGAAGAGTTGCAGTATGATTCACTCAAGGTTGCAATGGTGCCTTGGATTAATTCAGGTAACTACGAGAAGACCATGGAGTTTCTTAAGAACACTTCAGCTGAAGTTGTATTTGGTCACTTGGAGATTGCAGGATTCGAGATGGATAGAGGAAATATCTGTCACACTGGTTTAGACAAGAAAGTGTTTGATAGATTCGACTCCGTTCTTTCTGGTCACTTCCACCACAAGTCCACAGATGGTGTCATTACATACTTAGGAAATCAGTATGAGATGACATGGGCAGATCATGGTGACGAAAGAGGATTTCATGTCTTTGATACCGAAACACGTGAACTTGAATTTGTTCGTAACCCATTTGAAATGTTTCATAAGATATCTTATGATGATACGGTACAAGATTTTGAATATTGGAAGAAATACGATTACGGCAAAATGAAAGATTGTTATGTGAAAATCATTGCGGTCAATAAACAGAATCCTTACCTGTTTGATACGATAATTGATAACTTGTATAAGATCGGTGTTGCCGATATTGCCATTGTTGAAGACTTTACCGAAGAAAGTATTGAAGACGATGAGATGGTAAATCAGGCAGAAGATACAATGACCATACTATCTAAGTACATTGACGGCTTGACATTGAACGTAAATAGTGATAAACTTAAAAACTTAATGCGTGAACTCTATGTTGAGGCACTTAACACTGAAATCTCCGAATGATAAATTTCAAAACTATTAGATATAAGAATTTCATTAGTTCTGGTAATTATTTTACCGAGATACAACTTAACCGATCACAGAATACCCTTATTGTTGGCTCTAATGGTGCCGGCAAAAGTACTCTACTGGATGCAATTTGTTTTGCCTTATTTGGTAAGGCCTTTCGTAATATAAACAAACCGGCATTGATTAACAGTATTAACCAAAAAGATTGTTTGGTTGAGGTAGAGTTTGATATCGGAAACAAACAGTACAAAATCATCAGAGGTATTAAACCTAATGTCTTTGAGATTTATTGTAATGATGTTTTAGTTAATCAAGATGCTGCTGTAAAAGATTACCAAGATTATTTCGAAAAGTTTATTTTGAAGTTGAACTTTAAATCTTTCACACAGATTGTCATTTTAGGTTCCGCTTCATTTGTTCCTTTCATGCAATTGTCTGCCTCAGATCGAAGAGCCATCATTGAAGACTTGTTGGATATTCAGATATTCTCGTCAATGAATTTGATTCTGAAGGATAAGTTATCGAAGAATAAAGATAAAACAGGCGAGAATAAACATCAGATTGAGTTTTCTAACCAAGCTTATGAGATGCAGAGTAAACATATTCTGAAATTGAAACAGAATAACGAAGACAAGATCAAAGAGTATGAGACTGAGATTGAACAGAACAACGAGAAGGTTAATGTTGCACTCGGTGATGTTGATGCTTTAACCAACCGTATAGATCAACTTCTGCAAAGTATTGCAGACAAAGATGTTGTTAACAAGAAGTTGAAAGACTTGACACAGTTGGAAACACAGATTGAAACCAACTCTACGAAAGTTAAGAAAGACATAAAGTTTTTCGAGAGTAGTGATCAATGCCCAACTTGTAGACAGTCAATACAGGAAGATTTCAAAAAGAATCAATTGACTTCTCTGGAAGCAAAGTCTAAACATTGTGATCACGGCCTTATACAAATTTCCGATAAAATCAAGGCAGAACAAGAAAGAGTTAATGATATCGATGAGACATTGAAAATAATTCAGAAGATGCAGGTTAAATTGGCAACATATAACACCAGCATTTCTGAAATGAACAAGTATGTTTCTAAGATAAACAAACAAATTGAATCTTTGAAAACTGTTAAAGAAGATTTGAATGTTGAAACAAATAAGCTTGAAGAGATCAAAACGAAATTGAGTGAGTTGGAGACAAACCATAAGAGACTGTTGGATGAAAAATCTTACTATGAATCTGCCGCAATTCTTTTGAAAGACACCGGCATTAAAACTAAGATTGTCAAACAGTACTTACCTATTATTAACAAATTGGTAAACAAGTATCTGGCATCATTGGATTTCTTTGTAAATTTCAACCTTGATGAATCGTTTAAAGAGTCTATAAAATCTAGACACCGAGATGAATTCACATATGCCTCTTTTTCTGAGGGTGAGAAACAGAGGATCGATATGGCTCTGATGTTAACATGGCGTTCTGTTGCAAAGTTGAAGAACTCCACTAATACGAATCTTTTAATTTTAGATGAGGTTTTTGATTCGAGTCTTGATGCTAATGGTACAGAATACCTAATGAACATTTTACATATGTTAGAAGATGTTAATCTGTTTGTTATCAGTCACAAGGGTGACATTTTGCAAGATAAGTTTCGATCCGTAATTCGGTTCGAGAAGGTGAATAATTTTTCTAGGATGACGAAATGAGTGATGTGATTACAATTGATACGGGAGTTGGTGTTTCATCTCAATTAAGAGTTGAAGCTTTACCTTTATATACCGATAACTATAAAATGTTGCGTGAAATTATGCCTGAGTATGATGTCACGAAGTTGCCTAATAATGATATTTCTTTGTTGATTGCTAGATTGAAATTCACGATGAAGAAGTTTGCTGGTGTCGGATTGTCATCTAATCAGTGTGGTATTAAGCGAAGAGTTTTTGTTGTTGGTTATGAAGATTTCCAACTCACTTGCATTAATCCAAAAATTATTAAAATATATGGTGAATTGGAAAAGGCTCGTGAAGGTTGTTTATCTTCACCTGCATTGACATTGAATGTTTCTAGATACAAAAAGATTGATGTGGAATTTTATGATGAAAACGGAAATGTACATCAACTTACAATGGATGGTTTGACGGCTCAATGTTTCCAACATGAGTTAGATCATATGAATGGCATCTATTTTACCGATCATGTTGGTGAAGTATCTCTTCTTTTAGCTAAACAAAAGCAAACCAAAATTATCAAAAAATACAAGAGAAGTAAATAATGGCTTACAATTTTGATCCTAAAGATGATGTTGAGACGCAATGGGCAAAATGGCAGGAGTTCAATCCTGTCGAATCGTTCGAGGACGTGGACGAAACAAAATTAAAGGAAAAACTTATTGTAGATTTATCTTATGTTTCACAGATGGATGTTAAAGAGTATACCCTTTACCAGAAATGGTGTGAGATTCATGAGAAATATCCTACCGTAAAAAACTTAACCGTATTCGGTGATGAAGAGGTGTTCCTTGAGGATGCAAATCAGAGAAAGTACATTGATGCCGTCAAGAAAAACATTTGGGTGCCGGAATCGGCTGAAGATTATTTGAATCTACAACCATTACTGGAGTACACAGATGACTCTGGATCGATCACCTCGAAGTCTGTTGACGGTACGAACATTCAATTGGATAAGAAGAGAAGTAAAGAATTACCAGAACAATGGAATACAGCAAGAAACTTTATCTCTACGATGAAGAATAATAGTAATATCGGCAGAAACTTAAATTTCATGGTGAAAGATGGAAAAACTAATAAGTACTTGGGTGTGGTGTGCATATCTTCTGACTTCCTTGACCTTACACCTAGGGATAATGTTATTGGTTGGCCTAGGGACTTAAAGACCACAGGTGGTATGATCAATCATACCGCAATCGGTTCTACTATTGTTCCCTTTCAACCACTAGGTTATAATTATGTCGGTGGTAAATTGTTAGCTCTCTTGTGCCTGTCTGATGAAGTGCAGACACTTTGGAAAAAACAATATGGTGATACTTTAGTGGGTGTCACAACGACTTCTCTCTACGGTAAAACCAAACTGAATGGGTTATCACAGTATGATAACTTAGATCATTGGCAGAAAATGGGATTTACTTCTGGTTCGGTTTCATTTGAACCTTCCCGTGAAACTAGATATATGGTCAGAAGTTG